CACCGTCCCCGTCGTCATTGGCAACCGTGACCGTGTTGTCGCCGCCCTCATGGCTGGCAACACCACAAATCGGGTGTTTAGCTTGCCCACAATGGCAGCCTACCTGTCTGCAATTCAAATGGCTCCTGAGCGTCGACGCGCACCAGGTATCGTTGACCAACGGGTCACAATGAAGACAGGCGGCATCTTTCCAGATGACCTGACTGTTGTCAAGCGCGCAATGCCTGTTCCCTACAATGCAACCATTGAGCTAAGCATCTACGCATCCAATACCCAACAGATGCACCAGATGCTTGAGCAGATCCTTGTCCTGTTCAACCCTGACCTGCAGATCCAAAAGTCAGATGGTCCCTTTGACTGGACGCGCATCACCAAGGTTGAGCTGACTGACATCTCCAATGAAGAGAACTATCCGTCATCAACAGACCGGCGCATGGTCGTGTGGACCCTCACCTTTGAGATGCCTATCTACCTCAGCATTCCCATGGGCGTCAAGGACGACCTGGTGCGCAAGGTCATTATTCAAATCGCCAGCCTTGGCGAGATGCGAATCAATGAGGTGGACGCCAGCGGCAACCTGACACCGTTTGGCGAGCCGATTGCAACATACACCTATGACAGCACGCTGCCAGACGCCCAGTTACCCCCTACCCAGGGGCTGGTGCCATTTGAACCGGATCCGCTACCGTGAAGTTGAATGAGATAAACCTTCCAAAGCACCGGGCGGGGTTCCCGCCCGCATTGCGCTGGTCCAAGCTAAGAGACAGTCTCAACCAGGCACTTGATACCGATACCGTGCAAATCACTTACGATGCATTTTCTGAAATGGTACTTGTTGTTAGCTGGCAGACTCCCGAGTCAGACCGTGAGCAGCTGCAGTTTATATGCAGCATGGTAGAGAAATCCGTTGACAACTTTGCCGAGCGGGAACTAGGCATCGAGAGTAATCTCTATGAACTGCCGCGAGTCATGGGAGTCATGACAAAGAGCATGAAGATTGACAGGCTGCCCAGTGAAATTGGGCCGGGACTGAAAAAAGTCAAAATGAAATTCAAACTAGAAGAGCGCAAATGAAGACCTTTCGCCAATTCATTGAGGACGTTGAGCTTGACGATGGGGCCTTTGATACTGACGCTTCACACCAGGAGGCCAGCGGTTTTGACCAAAGCATCAAGAGACGGTACGCAGGGTCTGAGCAAATAGACCAAAATAATTGGAAGAAGTTGCCAGTCACATTTCCTATCAAGGGCTTTGATGTCCTGTACAGCGACTCCAGCGGGTACAACGTTGGCGGCAAGACCGTAGCGCTTGTAGACACGCGTGACACCTCAAAGATGGACATGCCTGCAGGATTTGCCAAGCTGCCAAAAGACCTAAACCGGGCGGCTGTTGTTCTCGACCTTGAAAGGGACAAATTTGAGGTACCAGGCGGCACAATTTATGGTCTGACAACCAACCTGCTGTCAGCCCGCAAGGAGTATCACGGCAGCGGCTTGGCACCTCTTGTCTATGAAACCCTTATCCGCGGCGGCCAAACTCTCTTTAGTTCAAACGTACAAACCTCAGGCGCCCAGTCAGTATGGCGGCGAATCACAAAGTCACTTGCCAGCGAGGCACACATCTTTGTAATCATTAGAGATGCTGAAGATGCCACCGCCTTTGTGCGACAGGCAGAACGCCGTATCAAAACCCCACCCCGTGAGATTGCACTTACTACGTGGGCACAAAAGGAGTGGAACAAGTACAACAAGGAGTTGCCTGAAGACAACCTTGACTTGCTGAACACTGTGCGAGAAAACTACCTGCTAACGGGTTCTCCAGACAGCCTGTTCCGGCACGCCTATGTGAGATACTCAAGCAGGTGGTGCATCATGCCAAAGGGCATTGAACTTTCAGATAGGATGATGGAGCTTGCAATTCCTGTCTGAAAGTGTGCCCCCACCGAGCACAGAAACTGTCAGCTCCATAAATACTATTGAATCAACCAGAGTAGCAATCTTGCTACCATCCCAGGAGAAATAACATGGCAACTCTCGTTTCAGCCGGCGTAAGCGTCTCGGTAATCAACGAAAGCTTTTTCATTCCAGCACAGGCAACAACCATTCCGCTGTTCTTTATCGCCACGAAGGCAGGAAAGACACAGACGAACGGCATCTCGCCAGCAGCAGGAACGCTTGAGCAGGGTGTCGTTCGCACTGTAACATCTCTGACACAGTCACTGGCACTCTATGGTGTGCCAGACTTCCGCAGAGACTCTTCAGGCAATGAATTCCACGGCGATGCCCGCAATGAATACGGACTGTTTGCCCTCAACCAGTTCCTGAACCAAGGCAACCGCGCCTATGTCGTTCGTGCAAACATCAACCTCAATGATGATCCTGTTACGTTCATCAGCCTTGGCACCCCAGTTGCAGTAGCCTCAACCGTTTCCTTCAACGGTATTGGCAACGGCGTAATGGGCCCAATCACGGCTGTAGGTAGCCTGGTACGTCCACAGACAGTCACCGTGACGATTACATCTGCTGCTGGTGGTCCATCAGGTTCCCTGTTTTCAGTGACTGGCTCCCTTGACGGCTACATCGGCGCAGGTGCAACAGGCACGCCGTTCACGTCAGCCTTGCTTGGTTTCACTCTGACAGGCGGCGCGACAGCGTTTGCTGTCGGCGACAGGTTCACGTTTGCTCTTGCATATACCTGGACACCACTCGGCACAACTGTCGGCAACGGCACTATTGTCGGCCTGAACGTCGGCTCGATGGCAAGCCCAGAGACCTTTACGATTACCTTCACAACACCAACCGCGTATGATGTGGTTGGCACCGTGACTGGCCCAGCAGGTTCGGGCGTGGTAGGTTCGCCGTTTGACAATACGCAAATCAGCTTTACTGTTGTTGCGGGCGCCACACCATTTGCTACTGGTGATGACTTTGAAGTCGCTGTGACATCAGAGACAATCAGCTCACCACTCGGCGCAAACGACGCAGCCCGTCGCCTTGCCATTACTACAGCTCTTCAGGCAGCAATCAACAGCAACACTGAGGTTCGCTCAGCCCTGTATGAGTACAACCTCATCCTCTGCCCAGGTTACTCTGAAGTTGTTGATGAGCTGCAGGCTCTTACTGTTCGCATCTTTGAAGAGGCGATGGTTCTGGCTGATGTACCAGCTGACAAGACTCCTGACCAAGCTGCTCAATGGGCCCTCAGCTCAGAGCGTTTCAGTGGTGCTCTCGGTTACACCACGGCCTACTACTACCCATGGTGCCTGGCTTCCAACCTTGACGGTCGCAACGTTCTTGCTGCACCATCGGGCACGGCTCTCTCGACAATTACCTACAGCGACAACGTTGGTTATGTTTGGACTCCACCAGCAGGCGTTCAGCGCGGCGCGGTTGTGGGTGTCTCAAAGCTTGGTCACTACAGTGGTACACCAGGAACAGCAACGACATTCATTGAGACCAACCTTGGCCAAGGCCAGCTTGACAACCTCTATGAGTACGACAAGAACATCAACCCAATCGCGTTCTTCCCAGGCCGCGGCATGTTGGTATGGGGCCAGAAGACAGCAGCAAGTGGTGCCTCAGCTCTGGACCGCATCAACGTCGTACGTCTTGTAATGTTCCTTCGTCGTGCGCTTCGCAAGGGCGCCCTGCCATTCGTATTTGAGCCAAACGACCAACTTACTCGTGACAACCTCAAGACGGCTGCAGACGGCATCATGAATGACATTCTCATCAAGCGCGGCTTGTTTGACTATGCAACTATCTGTGACGATTCAAACAACACACCAGACCGCATCGACCGCAACGAAATGTATCTTGATGTGGCCATCAAGCCTACACGAGCAGCGGAATTCATCTACATCCCAATCCGCGTCGTATCTACTGCAACCGACATCGGTTAATCAGCACAGTCAGTTTTAGAACAATAGGGCTTCGGCCCCATTGTTGTAAATAAGGGCACCTATGAAGAAACTTATTCTAGCCGTTTGTATGGCACTTGCCGCCTGTGTATCCTCACCGCCTCCCACCCCTTTTAAGCCAGGTGCAGTTACTGACGCGCCTATCGGCTGCAAAGAGGGCCAAGTGCGAGGTGTAGAATGCTAACTCAAGAGCAAGTTCGTATCGTGAATGGCGTGCACCGCCGTATCTTTGGCATGTTCACATACAAGACCGACCTTGAGAAGTACAAGGTGCTGGAACACTGGGCCGATGTCACTGATCTAAGCCTGCAGATCAGCAGCGGCCGGCTTGTAGGTGACTGTGATGACTTTGCACTTGCATGCCGCTACCTACTGAATGAGGCAGGCGTGCCTAACCGGCTGGTATTCTGCGTAGTTGATGGCGAAGGTCACTGTGTCTGTGAGGCAGAAGGTTACATCCTTGACAACATGCAGACATCAGTCGTGAGAATCGACCAGCTGCCAGAATACAAATTCATCAAGATGAGCGGCTACAAACCTGGTGATCCATGGACTTTAATTCAAGACTGACCTTTAAGCAGTTCCTTGAAGAGGAGGATCGCGAGATCCATGCCAAGCAGTTTGACATTGATCAAGTTCCATACTGGGATCCGTCTCTGGGCGAGGGCGACTACCGCGTCGACGAGGTTGTCTTCTCTGCCAAGCACGGGCTGGGTGCAGTTCCATTCAATCAATCTGTTTACTATCACGGGTTCATTGCAATGATGAAGCCATCCGTCTTTGCCAAGTTGGCACTGCCAGATCCAGAATCAGGCATGAGGTCCATGGACATTGCACGCCTGATTGTGAAGGGCTATGCCCTGGGCATTCCATTCCTAACCGTCAAATTAGACCCGACAGGCGACGTTGGTGACATTGTCAGGGTTATGGGACACGAAGGGCGTGCGCGAATGGAGGCAATCCGGGTGGCAACAGGTGATGAGCCAGTGCCTGTTCACATGTTGCTGAGTGGCGGCCTGCGTGCTCGGCACCTAGATGCTGCAGCAATCAAGAAGATCAAGGGCGGCTTGATGTCAGAGGACAACTCTACATTCGTGATGCACCCCTACACCCAACTCTATGTAGCAGGTAACGCTGTATGAGGATTGCCGCTTTGAGGCAATATACGAGTGGTAGCCGCCCCAGATTGTGTGCCCCCAATAGGTCACGTGCATAAATAGTCAATCGATAAAGTAACGGCTTAAAGCCCCTGAGGAGATTCATCATCGCCACACTAGCAAATTTCGGAATCCCCGGAGCAGGCGCAGGTATTCTGCACCCACGTCTTAAGAACAAATTCCGTATCACCTTCCGTAACATTGGCGCCCTTATCTCTGGCACCAATGGCAAAGACCTGACGATGCAGACCACCACGATCACACTGCCAAACTTGACGTTTGAAGAGGTTGCTCTGCACCGCTACAACTCAGTGGCCTACGTCGCTGGCAAGCACTCATGGGAACCAATCAGCGTAACAGTTGAAGACGACATCACCGGTCTGGCTGCTACAGTTGTGAAGAACCAGCTTGAGACGCAGCAGCGCATCATCGGCACTGATCTTGACGGTCGCTGGCTCAACACCGCGGCAACAGGCTCTGACTACAAGTTCGGTGTTGTTATCGACCAACTTGACGGTGACGAAGGCGTTGTGCAGTCATGGTTCATTGAAGGCTGCTTCATCATGAACGCTGACTTTGGCGACCGTGACTACTCTGCCTCAGAGGCCGCCACTATCACGATGTCAATTCGCTACGACCACGCCCGCCACATCGAGTCTGGCTCTGGCTACGGCACTGCCCTTGGCGGCAATATCTCCTAAGCCATCAAGGCTTTCTCGCAAAGGGCTCCATGGAGCCCTTTGTTGTTTCTGGATGGTCATAAATAGACTGTGTTTCCTAGGAACTTGTTGATGAAGAAAGACCTCTCTAGCATCTTTAAGGGTGCAAACGTCCAACTAGAAAAAACCGCCGTGGACAAGTTTGGCGCGGTGATAGAGGGTGGCGTGCGAGGTGCATTGCTGGGAAAGCCAACACCACCCCCAACACAATCAACTCGGACGCCCCGACCACCATCAACCTGGATTGCAACATCCTATGCAGCAGCCCTTGCGGGATCAGACTATCGCCCCAAGCTAAAGTTCCTGTTCAAGGTCCAGTTCGTCTTCAAGCCAGAGATCGTCGCACTCTATCCCCAGCTTGGGGGCGCTTCAGGAAATGATTTTACCTTCATGATCAAGACAGTAGACCGTCCCAAGGTAGACTTTGAATATGAAGACGACGTCAACGTCTACAACTTCCGCACCAAGGCGCTCAAGAAGATTCGTCACCGCGAACTGACAGTTACGTTTATGGACGACGTTGGCAACCGCGTGTTTGAATTCTTTCGCACCATGATGGAGATTCACTCGCCTATAACGCGCGGCGGCCGACTACGTGACAACACCCCCCTTCCGCCACTCACAAATAGCGCAGGCAATGGCGGTATGGCTTTCAACACAAACATCTTGGGCAATGCGGCAGGCTCGCACCGAGATGTAATCAACACCAACTTTGGTGGCGTAATCGAGTGTATCCGCGTCAAGCAGATGTTTCTGGACCAGACCCAGGCAAACCTAGAGCAGTCACCTCGGCAGGTCATGTATGACTTTGCCAATCCCAGAATAATCTCATTTGACCTTGATGACCTGTCACATGATGCCAGCGACGCAAGCCTGCTAACCATGCAGTTTGACTTTGACTGGATGGAGATGGTGAAGATGGATTCCATGGCGGGCCCAGACGCTCCAATCTATATCGCCGCAGGAAAGAACATTACGGGAGCCCCCAGTGACCAACTGCCTGGCGGCAGTGGGGTAAATGTATCACTTGGATCAGCCAGCCCTATTCCAAAAGCGGGCGGCGGAAATCCATTCCTGAAGATTCTTGATGGTGCCGGCACGCGCGCCACGCAGAAGATTTCATCTGACATCATCGGGCGCGGCGTGAGAGCTGTAGCCGGTAACGGACGCCTTGCAACACAGTTGAGTGGCTCGGTCAGCAGTGGGCTAAATGGATTAGTAGCAGGTGCTACTAGAGGGCGCGTCTCGGGCGGTCTAGCAAACCTCGGCACAGGCATTTCAAATTCATCATTTGTCACCAACCTGAGCAGCGCCTTTAACGCCAGAACTGGTAATACTGCGGTTGCCTCAGACAGCACCACTACAGCCGGCACTGTTGGGGTAAATTCTCTTGTTCGATCAACTGATCCTGGAGGATTCTGATGCCTGCAATGAGAGGTCGGTTTGT